CCCCGCCCACGCCCACGCCCCCGGAGTGAAGCAAGGACCAGCGCCACGCCAACACCAGGAACAAAACCGCAAGGAGGTGGTAGGAGATTAAGGAGGAAAAGAACAAATAAAAAACGTAGAAGTGTTCGTAAAAAGCTATCATCAAAGAGAAGGACACAGAAGCGGAGAACACAGAAGCGGAGAACACAGAAGCGGGGAACACAGAAGCGGAGAACATAGAGGAAGAATGTTAAAAAGAGATACTAATCTTTTACATCGATTACAGTATCTAGTGTCGTCCCCTCCTTTACAGGTTCCCATTTCTTGAATCTTTGATTAAATTTACACTCAACAAAACATTCATCATTTTTTTCAGTTAATTCTTTTAACCATTGTGATTTTTCAATATTTTTAACAGTCGCATAAGAATGTTTAATAATACTTGAACGTTGTTCATTGTAAAGATAAAGCTCATAAATATCAGGTTTAACTGTTTTAATAATTCTAAATGAAATAAGTGATTTATTCACAGCATTAACTTTTTTATAATCATTTTCCCTTAGTAGATAAAGTATCTTTGAATAAGATGTTTTAAGTGGGACGAAATAAAATCCTTTTACACGGTAAGTAAGTTTAGGTATGAAATCGTTGATTACTTCTTCAACTTGTTGAATATCAAAATATCTTTTGATAGAAAGGGGACAAATATTGCAGAAACTATCATCGATATACTTGTTTTCCAAAATTTCATTACAATCATTCATTCTGTCATGTATTTGTTTGTTTTTAAGGGACTTTCCTGACATATAGTAAATATCACCAATTAGAATTGACCATGAATTATGTTTGTCTCTCGTAAGCTCTACTTCAAAGAGTGTTCCTTGAAATAATTCAGGGTCAAAACGATAGTGGACTATGAATATCTTTGGATATTCATAACCATCTTTAACCTTTTTGTCAATTAGAAAAGAATAGTTTATATCATTAATTTGTGTACAAAATAGCAAATAAGGGGTTCCAGAACTTTTAACACAAAATATATGTGGATTGTTTAAGTTTTTCTTAAACTGTTCATTATAAACTTTCGCATATCTACTATCATATTTTATATCTGTTTTCAACCTTAGATTGTCTAAAATATATTTCTTCATAGAATTATCTGTAACATTATCAACCTCTTTGTTACAAAAGCTGGTTCGTGTGATATGTTTGGGGTCCATTTTTAGTTATATTATTAGTATTCTCTTTAAACTTTATTCAAATTTGGATTTATAGGAATTTTTTAAATTTTTTGGATTTTTAAATTTTTTGGATTTTATTTTTTGGAATTTTAGAATTAATTGGAATTTTATTTTTTTTAACATATAAAATGACTCCTATTATACATAGAATACAGAAAATCACTAAAGATATAATTATTCCTATTGGAAAAGTTTTTTTCTCAACTACTTCTTCATCAGTCCCATTATAAACTTCGTCAATATCCAATCTTTTATCACCTCCATCTTCTTCACCATCAGTCCCATCATCCCCTCCTTCAACTGTTTCATCAACATCTAATGGAGTTCTCGTTTCAGTACAATCCCCGTCTACGCATGATATGGTGACTCTTTCACATATTCCTTCTTCATTACAATCTGTACTGGATTCATTACTAACATTACGACTACGACTATTACCATTACCCATTTTATACTTAATAAATATTTAATTATTTATTTTTTTGCTTTCATCAATAATATTGGTATAAAAATAAATAAAAATATTACCATTATACTTATTAAAATTGTCTGATCATAACCATTAAATATAATCGCAAAATTAATACCAGGATAATGTTTTAAAGATCTCTCTTCAATATCTTCTTCACTTGAAGTGTCTTCTGAAGAGGTATCATCATTTGTAGTTAAATCTTGACTCTGTGATACAGTTAATTGTCTCTGACTTTCTTGTTCTACTTCTCTATCACTCATTATTGTCCTTGTTTCAGAACACGGGTTGTTATCAACACATCTCGTTGTGACCCTTTCACACACACCTTCTTGCGAACACTCCATTAGTGAATTAGTAATTACATTACTTTCAGTATAATCCATTTAATATAATATATAATATATTTTTACTTAACACTAAATTTATTAATTATAATATATTGATGTGTGGTATAGCAGCCATATATAATTTTGAAAAAAGAGATATTCATGAAGAAATAATAGAAATGATGAAGAAACTTCAACATAGAGGAAAAGATTCTTTTGGAATAAGTTATGTAAATGGTAGTAATATTGAAGTATTTAAAAAAAAGGGAATGATTAGAGACATACAATTAAACTTTAAAAATCCTATTTCATGCGTAGGTCACTTAAAATACAGAACATCGAATATGAAAGAAACAAAAGATGGAGATATACAACCTATAACAAATGATAATATATCTCTTTCACATAATGGTAATGTTCCTAATGTTGACGGGTTTGATACACAACATATTTTTGACATGATAATAAATTATAATGGAACATTTAAAAATGCTTTAATAAATTTAATCAAAACTATCCCTGCTGCTTATAGTATAGTCATACAAAAAGATGATAAAATTTATATTTTAAAAGATAGATACGGTATAAGGCCTTTATCATATGGTTTTAAAGGTAATAATATTCATATATCATCCGAAACAGTCGCTCTAGAATATTGTAATAATATTGTAGAAGTAGATAGTGGACAGATCATAGAGATTGACAAAAAAGGAATAAGAGAAGTTTATAGACATATAGAAAATTTTGATAATATTTGTGCGTTTGAATTTATTTATTTTATGAATCCACAGAGTTTTTATAAAGACATTATGATTAATGAAATACGTAAAGATCTTATGAATAAATGCGTTGAACGTGAAAAAATACCTTTTTCAAAAGATTATATTGTAGTTGGTGTCCCTAATTCAGGTATAATTTATGGAGAGGAATATTCAAGATTATTAGGATTAAAATATATACAACTAATTACAAAAAATATAAATGAAAGATCTTTTATATCATCAAATAAAAGTGAAATAGAAAAAACTTGTCATAAAAAATTTAATTTCAATAAAGAAAAGATAAATGGAAATAAAATTATAGTAATAGATGATACTATTGTAAGGGGTAATGTTATGAAATATATTTGTAGTAGTTTAAGAGAATGCGGGGCAAAAGAAATACATCTACGCATACCTTCTCCCCCAGTAGTTGATATATGTCAATTAGGTATTCCAATTAATTCTAAAGAAGAATTAATAATGAACGAAAGAGATGTCCACGAAGTATCTAAAATATTAGGTGTAAACACTTTATCTTTTTTGGAAAAAGAAGATTTGAACTGTATTCCATTTGAAACATATAAGGAATGTTTTGGAGGGGGTATTAGAAAAGAAATAATTTCTTATTTAAATTTGAAATTTAATTTCTAATTTTATAGAAAAAAAGAAATGTCAGGAAAAGCGGGTCTAACACATCAAGATTGGGAAACACTCTATGTTCATTGTAAGATGAGTAAACCTACTAATGTTGAAAATAAAGGAGTGAGTGTCAAAAAGACACAATTCTACAGCAATGAGAATAAGATAGAAAAACAAATAGAAGATGGTAAAATGTCCCATAAAAAGGTTTCAACTGATATAAAAGAAGACTTTAAAAAGTGGCGTAATTCTAAAGGTATGACTCAAAAAGAAGTAGCTGTAAAGCTCTCTGTAAATCATCAGATTATCACTAAGTTCGAAACAGGACAACTCAATAATGATCCGAAGCTTGTTGGGAAGATAAAGAGACTTATTAAACAATGAACTATTTTCAGTGTAAATTTTGTAAATTTTGTAAATTTTGAGTTTTTTTATTTATTTTTATATCTATTATAAAAATAAATGTTTGACGATAAAGAAAAAGATGGGAAAAAGAAAAAAAGACAAGTGTGGACGGAAGAACAAGAAAAGCTATTAGCATCATGGTCTGAAAAAGCATCTGGTTACAGATGGTTACATATGAGATCAGAAAAACTATATAGAAAAAGAAACTACTCATTTACAATTCCTGTTATTATTCTTAGTACCTTAACGGGGACAGCTAACTTTGCGATGGATTCATTTGTTCCTGAAGAAAATAAACAAGTTGCTATGGCATGTGTAGGGGGTGTTAATATCTTCGCGGGTATTTTAAGCACTCTACAAAATTTCTTGCGTTATGCTGAATTAATGGAAGGTCATCGTGTTGCTGAAGTAAGTTGGTCTAAATTTAGTCGCGAAATTTCGGTTGAATTAGCCCTTGAACCAGATATGAGAAAACCAGCGTTTGATTTTTTAACTGTATGTCGTGCTGAATTTGATAGACTTATTGAACAATCTCCAACAATAGATGATAGTATTATATCTCAATACAATTCTAAGTTTATGAAGAAAAAGAAAAAGAAGAAAGGATCAAATGGAATAGAAACCACAACCTCTGTAGACACCAGTGGTAGTCCACGGAGTGTAATTAGTGATGGAGGTCATAATGAAGATGATATTGATCACCCACATGTTTGTAATGGTATTCATAAATGTAATATTTACAAACCTAAAATTGAAGATAAAATACATGAAACTATAGCAATGGCAGGAGGTAAATTTATGGAAAATAAATTTAATAAGAAATGGAATTTAGACAAAATACATGATAAAGTAAGTGAAATTCCTAAAGCAAGTGTTAAAAATACAGCTAGCAATTTTGAAAATCGCCAAGAATTAGAAGGTCTTAAAAATATAGGAAAAGTTAAAAGTTTTAAAGAAAAAATCAATAAAGAAGAAATTGAAGATCATCCCGCTAAAGAAATAAAAAAAATTGTTAAAGCAATTGAAGAAGATTCTCTTGAAGAAGAAACAGCTGTAGATTTCACTTCAAGTGAAATGTCACGATTAACACTAGATGATGAAGATAAAGAAATGTTATTAAATAGTATTAAAGGGCCTTTTACAGAAACAAACCTTGAAGAAATAATCATAGGAGACTTTCCCAAAGAAGAACTCATACCAAAATTATCAGAACCTGAACCAGAAGTAGAATCCCCAGTTGATGATATAGAATCAAATACAAAAGAAACTCAAACAGAAAAAGAAGAAAATAAAGGTGATATCGTAATAGATGTTGAAGAGGAAAAAAGCGAATCAAATGATGAACGTGATTTGTTTAAAGAAGAAAATGAAATAAAAGATTTCTTAGAAAAGATAGAGTAATTAATTTCCACAATTTTTGTAAACCATTATCAAACCAATTATGATTGCTAATAATAGTCCTATTACATATTTTTTATAGTCTTCATTTTTAAGTAGTGAATTTTCTTTCTGACAATTACACTGAGCCATATATATATATATATATATTATAATAAAATTATTTAGGCAACCATATCAGCTTTAATTGTTCCATGGTGATTATAATTTAATATCTCAAAATCACTTTCTTCTATATCATCGATGCTTTCAAGTTTTCGTTTTATATTTAATTCAGGAAAATCAAGCGTTGTTCTTTTTAGTTGCTTAACAATTGCTTCTCTATGATTTTCATAAATATGACCATCACCAATATCATGGATAAAATATCGTGGTGTATAACCTGTTAAATTACCTATAATATGAAGTAAAAATGAGTATGAAGCAATATTAAATGGAACACCTAAAAACATATCTCCTGAACGTTGTGTTAACTTAGCATCTAAACACCCTTCTTCCACATCAACGTGAAATTGAACCATCACATGACATGGTGGAAGAGCCATTTTATCTATATCTTTAGCATTCCACGAGTTTAAGATAATACGTCTACTTGAAGGATCATTTTTTATAAGATCAATCACATTCTGTAGTTGATCTACTCCATGTCCTTTATAATCATATCCACAACCATTATAAAGCGCTCCAAAATGTCTCCATTGGAAACCATATATAGGTCCTAAATCACCTTCTCTATATTCATTTAATCCACGACTACTTAGATATTCACGCGTAGAGTTTCCATCCCATATATGGACGTTCTTCCATTTAAGTACCTTGTTATCTGTAGAACCACTAATAAACCATAGTAATTCTCTTAAAACAGTCTTCCAAGCTACGCGTTTTGTTGTAAGTAATGGAAACCCCTTTCTTAGATCAAATCTCATTTGTGGTGGTGAGAAAATAGAGATAACTTTAGAATTTCTTGAATCTTTGCTATTTCCATTATTGTAAATATGTCTAATAAGATTTAAATATTCTAGTTCTTGAATATTCACAGTTTCTTTATTTTGATAGATATTAATCTTATAGTCTCCATTAATCTTTTTATTTTCACGTTTGTTTCCACCATTAAGATCCATTTCTCCTGAATATTCTTTTGAATATATATTTTGATATTTAGAAGATTCTATCTGTTTTGTAAAATATATTACCTTATTTCCTTCTTCAATATAATCATTGATAGAAATACTCATATTTGTAATTGTCTCATAAATAGCATTTACTTTAAAATTGTCATAAACATAGTTATACAAAAATGATCCACCTATAACAAAAACATCTTTTACATTTAGATACTTTTCAAAACATTGTTCACTGATTGTGTTTTTTGTTAAGTTTTGATAAAAATCATCAAAACTCTTGTAAACAACTATATCTAAACTTTCTTCAGATGTAGAAAGTTTATTTACTAATTCATCGTAATGATTGTTCGTAATCACTACATTTAAACGATCTCTAAGAGTAACTATAGGTTTATCACCTGGTAAAGATAAAAATGTATTGTAACCCATAACTACAATTTTATTCATCGTTTGTTCTTTAAAATGTAGAAAATCACCGTGTGTCCAACAGAGTAAACCATTATTGATACCTATAATGCCTTGTGTGTTACGATTAAAAATTAAATTTAGTTTATAGTCTGTCATTTTATATTCTATATTTATAGAATAAATCTTAAATACTTATTCTTCTTTATTATCACAACCGGTGATAATATCATTTTCTTCTTCTTCAGAACTTGTGTAATCATCTGATGAATAATAAACACCCTTCATTCTATCATCAAACTTTCTATATTCTCTTAAAAAAGTAGCAAAATATGTAAAGACGGGGGGATTTTGAGTTATATCTTTAAGGTAATCTTTAAAACCACAATACTTACAATAATAATTGTAGAATGGGCTTTTATAAAAATAGGCTTCTTTTAACATATCATGCTTAATATCTATATCATCCATAATTTTATATAACTCTGTGTCATCTTCTAGTAATGTATTTAACTTTTTATTATCATATATGTTTTGAATCGCTTCATCTATATCTTTAATAATCACATCTTTCTCTACAAAACACATATTAACAATATCTGAAAGACATTGATGAAAGGTGAAGTATATTCCATTCTCAATTTCCCTAATATTATCGACTTCAACAAATTCTTCTTGAATTGAAAATTCCCTTAAAGAAGATGAAGATAAAATTTCATGTTCTCCCAGATTCTTTAGTATTCTTAAATTTACTCTAGATTTTTCGGATAATGTATTCATATTTATAAATATGATTACATTATTTTTTAAATAATTTATAGATAATTAAATAGTTAGTATTTATTTATTTCTTGAACATGCTTACGACAGGTCCCATTAGGTACTTAACAGATAAGTATAGGAGTAGGCCGAAAACAACTGAGTGGAATAAGACAAGCTTCATTCCTTCAAGTTCCATCTTTACACCAACAACACTTAGCAGTTTGTTTAGCATCTTCTTGACGAAGTCAAAGAGGGCGGGGGAAGCGACAATGTAGAACAGGATGGCTCCTACGAGTGAAATCTGAACAAGTTTTTCATTAAGAAGATCAGCAGCTTGGGATAGGACTTTGGACATTTTATACTTTATATTTAGATAAAAATTTTAGCTTTTTCCTTTAATTAAGAATCCTCTATTAAAATATAGATTGTCAAAAAGTATATATCCGGCACTTTTTAAAATTGAATCCATCTGATCTATATTTTTTTGAGTTTCTAAAAGAACAATATCAAACTTTATTTTTGAAAATATACTCCAGATTGGATATTTTGTATTCACAATACATATATCAATATTTTCCAATTTAAGATTTTTAATATCTTTAATAATAACCTTTTCCTTTACTTTTTTTTGATCATCATCAATGTTGTTGGTATTCCAATTATCTTTCTTAATAATATCTAAAATATCCGAATTGATACCAACAACATTGATTTCTTCAGAATCATAAATATTATATAATGTTTCGCTCGTGGGATGTTCTGATATATCTAAATTATGAACAACATCAGGTATATTTATATCTATATTCTCAATTTCTATTTTTACAGGTTTGTACTTGTTAATATTATGTATACTTAATAATTTAATAGAATCATAAAAATTATCTAGTGATCTCTCTAAACCTTTACCATAACAAAAAGACGATCCTTCATTATTAATATCTTCCCACTTGAATCCGCCTCTATTCCAAAATTCCCTTGAATGAAAAAGGGTAGATTCAAATCCACCAGCTTTATCAGTATCTATTCTATAAAGCCCTCGTCCATAAATATCGTATGCTAACATATTTTTACAATAAACACATTCTAAGTTATTATCCTTTAAAAATTTTAGTTTTCTTTTAATCGTTTTAGGTCCATAGATAGTATCAAAATCAACATGTAAAATATAATCATTTGAACTTAAACCTACAGCATAATCCCTCATAAACCCATACGGTAATCTTTTTGTTTTTTCAAAATATGACCATACAACTTTATCTTCATCATATTTAAAATTTATTTTTTCTAAGTATTCCGAACTTTCTAAACGTATATAAATTATACTTTCATCAGAAGGTATTAAATATGAATGATCTTCACGCGATGTATCTACAATAATCCACTCCATTTTTTCTTTAGGATAATCTAGAACACTCCATGTATGTTCAAAAGTCTTACAAAAATTACTCCAATTATGAAGTATAGTTACAAGAGAAACGCTAGCTAATTCTTCCATAATATAAAGATAGTAATTAATATAATTTTAAATATTAAACTAATCAAGACTTTGTTCCCTTTTCCAAGGTGAAACACAGATAGTTTTATAAAACTCTTCTACCGCTTTAGGTTCATAACCTTCTTTTCCACCACATTTTTTATTATAAACAAGACCCTTATCTACATTATTATTTTTTTCACAACCTGTTTTTTTTTCTTCAAATGTTTCTTCTCTCCA